GCACCTGCTGAAAAGATCCCGCAGTATAAGCAGGCTTATATTGAGACTATCACAGAACCACAAGTAAAAGAATTGATGACACAAGATAATGAGCAAGTGTTGAGCCGTGATCTTGGTGATCAAATCAGTACACCAGAACAATTTGGTGAGACTGAAGGTATATATGGTGATGATACAGAATATGACAGCGCAGGTGGTGATGGTATCGGCTACAATGATGTAGGCGTTGGCACACCCGTGACATATACTGGACAGTCCTATTATACTAACCAAGCCATTGCAACACAATTGCAAGGCATCAACACAGGTAGATAATTCGTTTGTTACGATATAACTAAAAGGAAATATAAATGTTAGAAAATCAACTCGATGGCTCCGTTAGTGCCCCTCAAGCAGAAGAGGTTACAAATGATGCTGATACTAATCCTAAGGCAGGTGCTATTCGCAAGAGCACTACTAATTCAATATTGAACGCATTGTCACAAGCAAGCGGTCAAAACTTTGAATCAGTCGAGGCAGCGTTAGCCTATGTCGCAAGAACTAGTAGTCAACGCGGTGGCAACGCACAGCCAGTGGAGTCAGAACCTACTGACAACTCACGCATGGGGCGTGATGTAGGTGATGACAATACCGACCTTCGTGATCAGTTCATGAGACTTCAGCGTGATCTCGCTCAAAAAGATAGAGCATTACGCATGAAAGAATTGGATACTGAGATATTACGCAATATGGGCGATAGATTCGATCCTGATTTACAAGACTATGCATTGCAAAAGATCAAGAGTAATCTACAGTTCAAGCGTGATGGCAGTTATTCGATCATCAATCAGAAGGGTCAAGAACGATATGGAATGGACGGTAATCCACTAAGTCTAAAAGGTTTGGTAGAAGAAGTTGCACAAGGCAATCCTAAGTTGCTCAAGCAAAACAATCTATCAAGCGGTTCTGGATTGAGACCAGGTCAAAGTCAGTTCGCTGGCGCACCTCCTGATCAGATACCTGACTATAGCAAAGATCCTGCTGCCTTCAATGCATGGGCAAGCAAGATGGGCTTAGGCAAGCGTGTTGGTCTTAAGGGTGCAGGTGTTACTGCATCTGTGTCTACTAATTCCAGAAAGATCGTATAACAGCCAATAAAGGAGAATACCAATGGCCTATGTACTCGGAGGTGGCAATAATGAAGCAGACGGCTTCACAACTGCCATCGCAAACTTTGCTCTGCGCGCCATGCATGAAAGCACAGGACTCGTAGAGTTTACACAAGTAGTAGCCCCTAATCAGGGCAATCAATATTTGGTGCCTAACTTCGCACCAATCACATACCAAGACTATAACCCAGCCGGTTCAGGCAGTGGTGATGGTTTCGGTTCACCTCCTCTAGCCGTCGAGCAGAATCCTGCTCTAGGTCAGGGAAGCATCACAGCAACTCCAGCAGTTGCCGCTACAGCATTCGATGTATTCTACGCATGGACTACATCATTTGAATTAGCCGCAACACTAGGTGCTGAACTTGGTGAGAGTTATGGTGAAAAGGTAGATGCCCGCGTTTGTAAGGCATTCCTTTCATTCAAAGCAACACCAGGCAACACAAACTACAGCCCAACACCAGCAGACGGTTTCGCACGCCCAACTCAGTTAGGCGCTATGGAACTTGTACAGTCTGGTTACACAGGCGGTACACAGACAGCAGGCTTTACTAGCAACACAGTCCTAGGACTTGTTCGCAATGTCAAGCAGAACTATAAGACTGCTCGTTTGCCAGGCACTCCAATCATCGTATTGGACAGCAATGGTGATGCACCAGGTAACTTCAGTTACTCAGTAGCAGGACAGAGCGGTTCTTCATTGAATCGTATGCTTGCAGAATTGACTGGTGGTGCAGTAAGCCAATCAGGTGGTTCAAATCTATCAGCACTTGGTAACGAATTGTTATCAACTGGTCGTATCGAATCAGTATATGGTTGCGCAGTATTGTTCACTACATTCTTGTCAAGCGCAGTTCGTACTGTAGTCGGTATCACTTCTGTACCAGTTCTTGTTGGTGCATACTTCCACGAGACTGCGATCTTCACAGTTCTCAAGGAAGGTCTACAGATCAAGATGGGTGAGAAGCCAGGTGGACTACAGATGTGGTTGACTGGTCTTGCTTACATGGGTGCCGGCGTAGCCGATCCTCGTAGAGGCGGAGCGATCAATATCGTTCAATCGTAATAATTGAAATAATATAGGAAAAGTTTACTATGTCAGTCCCCTATCAACGAGTCAGTAATGCAACAGTACAGGACATAATTTTTTATGATCCTGCCGCTGAACGCCGCGCGGCACAAATGCAAGTCAATTGGGATGACTACTTCAAAGTAGGTAGTCAAGAGATCCTTTATCAACTTGAGTTTGGTTGGTGGCCCAAGTATTGCGACACGGTGTTAGGGGCTACATATTACACTAACTTACCTAACGGTGCATTGATATCTTCATTCAATCCAAGTCTGCTCATCAAAAATGATCAGACATTGATACGCCTTGATACATTCATGGCTGTCAAGATATTCTACGAATCAATCGTGAGTGATACAAGCAATGTCAACGATGTTGACAGAGCAAACTATGATCACGCATTGCGTAGATATCAGAGTGAATGGGAGAAAGCATTGCAATTGATGAATTTCTATGATCTGAACCAAGATGCTCCTAACGGTCCAACGACTAAGTTAGAAGAAAATTGGACATCAGATGTAGATTATTTCAACGGTGATCGTAGGTATTTCTAATGAATAATGTACCATTAATCACTAAGCAGAATATTATCGACTACATCAAGGTAGTGGCAGATACACTTGTCCCTATCGTTGAAGTATCAGGTATATATCCTGCCGCTGATGATATCGTAGCATATGGCATCTATGTTGATGATGTTTCTACTATCAATAGAACTGTCAATCAAAATGGTGTCACAAGATGCGGTAGCATTTACACGATGACTGATCAGTTCATGATATTGTTTGTCAGTTTCCAAGATGATCCTAAATGGGTATTTCTTGAAGAACGCATACAAAACATGAGTGCTGATGCAGGATTCTTTAATGGATATTATGAAGTTACATTTACTCAAGATGTCGTTATTGGTAATCGTAGTGAAAAACGAACCTATACTTTCGATTTAAAACGCTTGAATTTTAATGATTGACGCCACTAACTTAAGGAGACTATAAAATGGCATACATTACAGTAAACGAGACAGGTACTTTCCCTGCGCTTATACTGTCAACTGATGTTGCTAACTCAAATGTTGGCGCAAGTGGTAATGGTTTTCTCGGTGGAGCAAACCTATTAAATGTGACTTGCTTACAGGATGTAACAGTAACTAACAGTACTGGTATATTCAGTTGGACAGATTTCTGTTCAGCAAGTATCAATAAAGTCACTACACCTAGCGACAACGAGATCAGCACAAACATCGTAGTAGATGATGAAGGATTCTTCGGCGATTCAGCCGCAGCCAATACTTCAGCAAAAGGCTATGGTGTCTCTGGCTTGAGCCAGAACCGTGTTGAAGTTGCATTCAGACTACAGTTGAACAACAGCGCCAATGTTGGAAATACAGCCCCTGCAAATACTTTCATCTATCATGGTGTTGGATATTTGAGTAGCGTAGCACCAACAGTATCACCAGACAGTCCAGTATGGGTTTCACCACTCACTATTGCTGTCAATGGCGATATGGGATCTGGTCCTAAGGTCTAATTGACCAAAGAAAGAGGGCAGAATTTTCTGCTCTCTTTTTCTTTATGGATGAACAAATGAACAACAACAATACCTTCCTAAAGACTGAGGAAGAGAAATTACGCAGTCTAATCGCTGATGAAGCGAAACTCATGCCCATGCTAAACAACATGGAACAAACAATACGACAGATGAAAGCGAAGCAAGCATTTCGTCTAGCATTGCTCAACCAACTACTAGAAGAGCATTACGATAAATATAGTGGTAACTAAACAATTCATAAGGAGATAATAAATGAATATCAAAGATTTCGCTAGCAAACCAAAACTGATTGAAGTCATCATCGACAATAAAGATGTTGTCGAAAGATATGGTGAACCTATCACATTCTACACATATGACATCGTGCGCATGTCAACATATTTTGACTTCTTCAATGCAAGAAGCAATAATGAATTTGCCAATCTAGATAAGATGATGAAAAGCATGATCTTAGACAAAGATGGTAAGCAAGTATTAGCAGATGACGAGGATCTACCAATCGATATCGCCGCGGGTGCGATCAATAAGATTGGAGAAATCTTGGGAAAATCACAGAGCAAGGCATCGACCCAAACAACTGGGGATCAGCAAAAATGATCACGATAGGTCGCATGGCAGAAAAATATCATATGCTTCCACATGTGGTAGAACAAAATGCCTCGACCTATGATTTCATGATCATGGATGTCCTTGCTACATATGATAACTATCAACTGCAAAAGAATAAGAATGGTGGCACACCAGATCCTAAGTCATATAATTTGACTACAGAACAATTGCTTGCGATCAAGAATAAAGGTAAACAAAAGAAATGAGCAACATAGTGGATCGCTTGAATCAAGTTCTTGAAGTATTAGATCAAGAAAAGATTACTAAGGTGGCATACAATTCGTATGTCAAAAATACACCTGTGGGCGATCCTAATCGTTGGAAGACGAAATACAAACCTAAGAACTATGTGCCAGGCAATGCAAGACGCAAGACACAATTGCGTGGTAATGAGATACAAGCAAATTATCCATATGCACAAAGATTAGAAGAAGGTTATTCAAGTCAGGCACCTAAAGGTATGACTGAACCTACTATCGAAGATATCCGTGACTATGTTTATAAAAAGACTGGAGTGCAAATCTAATGGCAACCATTGATAGTTATAAAATAAAAGTCGATGTCGATGGCATCAACAACATAAAAAAACTTAGCGATGAAGCATTAGTTGCGGATAAAAATCTACAAAAATTAGATGCATCTGCACAAAAGACTGCCAAGCAAGGATTCGATGCACTAGGTCGCGGTGCTGATAGAGTTGCCACTATAGTAGGTGGCGCATTAGCATTGATCGGTGGTAGTGCTGTACGCATGGCAGATCAATTGTCTGATGTTGCTTCTAGCACAGGTTTTGCTATCGGTGAAGTATATCAGTTAAGCGCGGCAGTAGAGCAAGCAGGCGGACAATTTGCTGACGCAGGCAGATTGATCATTGAATTCTATAAAACACTTGATGAAGCGATAGGTGGTAGCATCAAGAGTCAAGAAGCATTGACTAAACTTGGCATAACATTCGATGATCTCAAGAACAAGACACAACAAGAGATATTCTACAAAGCGATAGAAGGTCTTGCCAAATTAGATAAAGGTGCAGAGCGTACAGCCTTAGGTCTGCAAGCATTCGGCAAAGCGTTCAGCACAATCGATCCTGATGTATTAGATGAACTCATCAAGAAAGGTGATTTCGTAGGCATACAAGTCGAGATGCAAAAGGCAGCAGATTTTGTAGGTCAATTAGAAAGAACATTCCGCACATTACAAGCCGCGGCATTGCAAGTTCTTGCTCCTATCATCGATAAATTAAAAGATTTTACACTTACAGCATCACAAGCAGAGACTATCATAAAGTTGATGGGTGCCGCATTAGTTGGTGCAGTCGCAGTCAAAACAATACAAGGATTCGTAGCATTAGCAGAGGGCATTGGATTAGTCGCAACGGCCGCAAAATATCTTGCTAAAAATCCTATATTATTAGCATTAGCAGCAGGTACATTATTAGCAGGTTACGCGGCATTTGGTGATCAATTAAAGACTATCATCAAAGACTTGACCACGATAGGTGACATGCCAGAACCTGGCACACCGATGGCAGGGCAAAAGAAAGAACAAGGTAAAAGCGATGACGAGCGCCGTGGCGAAGTATTAAAACTATTACAAGCAGAACAAAAGAAACTTGCTGATGAGCAAGCACGAAGCAATGATATCTCAAAACAACAGAATCAACTTGCCGAACAATATCAAAAAACAATAAATGGCACTATAGGTTTGGTAGAAGAAGAAGCCAAAAGAATTAAAATTAGAGCAGATGTTGAGAGAGATAGCAAGAATCAGATCGCTGAAATCAACAGAAAGATCGCGGCAGAGCAAGAAAAAGGTGCGTTCACTAACACTCAACTTATAGAACAATATAAAGCACAGCGTGCTGAGATTGAGCGTAGTGCCGAAGCCACTATCAACTTAAGAACCGAAGAACAAAAGATATTAGAGACATTACAGAAACAAAAAGACGAAAGGAAAGCAGCCACAGATAATGCTAATTTCCAGCGTGATGTCGCATACGATGTATTAGAAGCAGAACAAATGCGTAAAGTGATCGCAGGTCAGATCACAGAATCGCAGATGAATGAAGCACTTGCTATAGAAAAATTAAAAGTAGATAGCGCAAAACGCATCGCTGAATTACAGACACAATTACAGAACGCAAGCAGTAACGCAGAAAAAGCAAGGATACAGGCAAGCATCGATCTTGAGACACAAAAAGCAAATCATGCCATAGCAGAAGCCAAGAGAGTCAATGAAGAAAAATCAGCATTAGAACAAAGTTATGCGGCAGGTGTCACAAAAGGATTAGAACAGATCGCTGATCAATTCAAGCCAATCAACATGGCACAAAAGGCTGTGCAAGATACATGGGGTAGCATCAGCAATGCTGTAGATACATTCGTCAACACAGGTAAGTTCAAATTCAGCGATTTCGCAAGAAGCATCGTTGCTGATCTTGCCAAGATGATAGCAAAAGCATTGATCTTCCGTGCTATCAGCGGATTCTTAGGTAGCGTCGGCATACCATTGCCAGGACTAGCAGAAGGTGGTCCTGCTGAGAAGGGCAAACCATATATGGTTGGTGAGCGTGGACCAGAACTGTTCGTACCTAAATCAGCAGGCACAGTCATACCAAATGATAAGTTAGCAATGGCAAGTGCAAGTGCTCCACAGCAACAACAACCTGTAGTAAACAATTACAATTATAACAATAACATCAACGCTGTTGACGCTAAATCAGTGGCCGCATTGTTCTACGAGAACAGAAAAGCATTATTTGGCGCGGCGAATCAGGCAAGAAAAGAATTGCCATATGGCGCGGCAGCGTGATAGGAAAAAATCATGGCAGGATTACAAACAATCATAAACAAATGTAATGCGATCAGCATAGATCGTAGAAAGGTTGCAGGTATACAGTTCACACGAAACGAGATACCAAGAGTCAGCCTCACACCAACAAAAAACCCATGGCGCTTCACATTGAAGATGCCTGCGAGTTTGAGTTACTATACAAATCGTGATCTGTTAGAAGCATTAGATACAATGGATGTTGTAAGTCCTGAGATCATAACATTCAGCGATAACGATTGTTTGAGTTGGATATTCAAATATCAAGGTCAATTGAGTTTACAACAACGCAATCAGATGTCTGTGCAAAGTTTCGTAGGAAATCAATTGGTATTGACTAATCTTCCTATAGTCAATGCAAATACAGTCATGTTTGAACCAAATGATCTCATACAATTAGGTAATTATCCATATCCTTTCACAAGCACGACAAGGATAACACGTGGTAGCGGTACTTCAGTTACAGTAATCACTAATAGACCAAACATATTGACTAACAATGTCGTTGGTCTAGGTATCACAGTAGGTAATGCATGTGAATGGAACATGTTCTGTCCAAACATGCCTACATATACATTAGTGCCAGGTGCATATACAAGAGCAAATGGTACAGTAGTCAATAACGCATTGATTGAATTCAGCGCAGACTTCCAACTTTATGAATTTGTAGGTACATCATAATGGATAATATACCAGCAGTCAGTAATAATAAAGCAAATGTCACAAGCGCAGAGTTTGTGCAATTGGTCATTTATAATAACTACTTGCCAACAGATGCAGGTAACTTGATCGTGGGTCAAGAATATATCATCAAGACTACTGGCAACACAGCATGGACTACATTAGGCGCTACAAGCAATGTCAGCGGTACCATCTTTACTGCTAATGCTAATGTCGCAAACACATCAGGTTTGGCAGATGAGATTGAATTTTTGACATTCAGTTCAGCATATACAAATGAAACTATAGGTGGTAATGTTTACACACCATTAGGTGGATTGTTAAGCGTTGGCGTACAAAATAGAAGTTTGCGTGTGACATCAGCAGACACAAGCATCGCTATCAGCGGTGTTAGTGGTAACAACATCTATGAAGTATTAGAGAGCCAAGGTCAGATACGCGGTAGTCTTGTAAAAGTATATCGTGGATTCTATAACAATAATATGGTGTTGACAAATGCATATCTAAGATTCACAGGTATCGTGACCAATTATGGCGTCAGCGAAGAGCGTGAAGATCGCATAGATAATTATACCATAACTATCGATTGTAGCAGTTACAAATCTGTGTTAGAGAATCGCATAGCAGGTCGTAAGACAAACAAAAAGAGTTGGCAGTTCTTTGACAGCACAGATAGTAGCATGAATAATGTGACTAGCCTCGCAGGATTCACATTCGATTTCGGTGTAGATCCTAAGACTAGAACAACGATACCTAGCGCAGGTACTGGTGCTAGCGCAGGTGGTTCAGGCGGCGTAGTAGGACCAAGAGGAATACAGAGAGACTAATATGAGTTTTTTTAGCAAACTAGGTAAAGTATTCAAAAAAGTCATAGGTGTCGTAGCCGCTGTTGCCGCGGCTGTATTCATACCAGGCGCAGGTGCTTTCATTGGTAAAGCATTATTAGGTGCAGCCATAAGTATTGGTGCAAGCAAACTATTAGCGAAACGTGGCGCAGATGCACCTGCAGGCGGTGATGGTGGTGGTCGTGTGCAATTACCTCCTGCTACAGATAACAAATTACCAGTAATCTATGGATCAGCATGGACTAGCGGTCCTGTCACAGATGCTAAGATAAGCCAAGATCAGAAGTACATGTGGTATGTCATAGCATTTGCAGAAAAAACAGACACAGGAAATTATAGTTACGATCTTGCCAATGGTGTTTACTATGATGGTAAACAAGTGCAATTTGGTACTAATGGTGTAGTGACAGGTTTGATCACTAATAATAGTGGACTGGGAACAGCGCAAGTCGATACACGCATGAATGGCAAGATTTATATCTGGTTATTCACTAATGGTTCTAATAGTGGTATCAACACAGGTGGCCAGACTGCTATACAGATAATGAGCGATAGCACTACAGGTGGTGGTATATATCCTAGTGAATTGCGTTGGAATGGAAGTCTATATACAAGTGGCGGTCAAAGTCCAACTATGACAGATACAGCATTTGCAATCGTGCGTGTAGAGTATAATCCAGACGCAGGTACTACAGGTCTAGGAAGTTTACAAGTCAAGTTGACTAATAATATGGGTGCAAGTTTTGGCGCAAGACCTGGCGATGTCATACTTGATTATTTGCAGAACACAAGATATGGTTGCGCAATCGACCTAGCATATATCGATACTGCAAGCCTTACAGCATTAAACAATTATAGCAATCAACAGATTACCTATATCGATGTCAATGGTAACACACAAGTACAGCCATATCGTTATCGCATAAATGGTTCAGTCAATACAGCAGCCACATGCTTGACTAATTTGCAGACCATGGTCGATAGTTGCGATAGTTGGTTGCAATATAGCGAAGCGACAGGTAAATGGCGTGTAGTCATGAACGCACCATTTACTGGGCCAGAAGCAAATCTATTCAAAGTCGATAGCAATAATATCATAGGTGGTGTGCAGATAAATCCTGTAGATTTGAATGAGACATATAATCAAGTCGAAGTCGCATATCCAAACAACAATATCAAGGATCAAACAGATTATCAGATCATAGATTTGACAGATCCTAGCAATTGGAGCACACAAGTCTATGATGACATATTGAGTCCTAACGAGACAGTCAATAGATTAAACATCAGCCTGCCATTAGTCAATAGCGCAGTACAAGCAAAATATCTTGCGGCAAGACGCTTGTTGCAAAGCCGTGAAGATATCGTCATCAGTTGCGATTTAGATTATAGTGGTATACAGATAGAGGCAGGTGATGTGATACGTGTAGGACAACCTGACTATGGTTGGGGCCCATTACCAAATGATCCAACTAATCCATATAAGTTGTTCCGTGTAAGTAGTGTTAATGAGAGAACTACAGAAGATGGTAGTTTAGTAGCAAGCATAGAGGCATTTGAATACAATAATACAGTATATGCTGACAATGCGATAACAGATTTCATACCTGCTGACAATACAGGATTAAGTGATCCTAATGTGATTGGTAAACCATGTCCACCAAGTGTAGTCACATTAAATGATGAAGAGAATCCAGTCATCACAGGATTCGTAGTCACTACTTGTGTACCTGATGAAGGTACAGTATTGTACATGGACTTCAACTATGGTAACAATAGCAATGTGCAGACGCATCAATTGTATAGAACTGTACAAAGCGCAGGTGGATTACCATTCACAAATAGTGACAGCGCAAATGATTACTATAACAATATAAGCATAACTGTAAACGATCTACCCGCTAACACATATTATTGGAGTGCTACTGCACGTAATGACACAGCAGGTCGTTATAGCGATGGTAGTGCCGCATATACATGGGGCGGTGCAAACATACAACCATACAATCCTGACACTACTAGAGGTGGATTGCCAGGTACTAGTTATAGACCAAATAGCATACCTGCAAGTGCTATTATCGGCAGCGGCGGTGGTAATGCGTTCTTGACAGGCATAAGTGTTTATGAAGGTAATTCACTAATACAAAGTAATGCCGTAGGTTTACGATTCATAGGTGATGGCTTTGATGTCACATCTAGCGGTAATATAGCAAATATTTTCTTACCAACATCTGTTGTAGTAACCAATTATGATGTATCTAATTTCGGTGGCAATTTAAGAATACCAGTCTATGCGAATTCTACTAGTACAAGAAATATACCATTAATATATCCTGGTTATTCTATAACTGCAGGATATGAATATCCTTATTTGCAAGGAACTTCTACTACTGCAAATGGTTATTCTGCTAATAGCACAGCCGCATATACACCAAATGCAGCCGCTATTTTATATATTGCTAATTCTGCTAGTAGTTATCAAGGTTGGTATAAACTAATAGATGTTAATTTATCTGGTGTTCAATTAACTACTAATGAAGTGATCATCTCAGAATCATCATTTCAATTTTTCTCAAATGTAGCAAATGTTGATTTTCAGTTAGTACCTTTTGCTAGATTCAGTAATGACAGTAGCAATAATGTATTGCAAACACAATATATGAATTTTTATACTACTAATCCATTAGGTGGTTTAGGAGTATCAGTCACACAAGCAAGTAGAGCAGCCAATACATTGATTGGATTTGGGTATTATGTTAGAAATATGAACAATGGTACAGATTTAACGTGCGTGGCAGGAAGCGCAAGCACACAACAAAAGATACCAAGCACAGGGTCAATATTATAAAAAATGATCCTGAATAAATAATATATAGGAAACACGAACATGAGTTTATTACTAAACGGCGCAAAAACGATGACCATAGCAGGCACAGAGATGCAATGCTTGGAAATCTATACTGGAGAATCGTATACATTTCCATTAGCATTTGTCAATGCCAATGGTAGCCCCGCTAACGCATTACAGCCTAATGCATGGGCATTATTCACCAGTACAAAATATTACACGGTTGATAATGTCACATATGTCAATGACAATGAAGTTGTATTGGGTAATCTAACATTGAATCCAACGCAACCTGCTCCAGGAAATATTACTGTTTTAGCCAATTGGAGTAATGCTAATATAGGTACTGGATATCTATATGTAAATTATAATATCGCTACAGGTGCTAATGGTACTCCATCGATACAATTAGCGAATAGTGCCGCGAACAGCACATTGGTAATCATTGATATACAAGTCAGTAAACAAAGTTCAGCAAATGCAAGTTTAGCAGATTTCAGTAGAAATCCATTAGGCTTCATAGTAAGGTATCTATAATATGACTAATTTAGTTGTAACACAAAATGATCTAAGCATAACTGTAACACCTAATACTACTGAATTAAATGTGTATGCAGGTGGCTATGCTTGTGCGCAAGGTAACACTACCGAGTTTCAATATAACAATGGTGGCGCACTCGCAGGTGCAAATGGTCTTACATATAACAGTGGTACACAAACAACTACTGCTGCCAATCTATCAGTCACAAACGATGCTAACCTAGGTGCAGTAGGCAATGTCACTATAACAGGTGGCAACATCAATCAATTCTTAAAAACAGATGGTGCAGGCGTATTGAGTTTTAGTGATATTGCAAACGCAAACTATGCAAACTTTGCAGGAACAGTTTTAACTAACGCACAACCTAATATTACCAGTGTAGGTAATCTTAGTAATCTAACTGTCACAGGCAATGCCACAGCAAATTTCTTCATTGGTAATGGTAGCCAACTCACAGGTATAGGTGATGGCACAAGCATTAGCAATGGTACTAGCAATGTAAGAGTCAATAGCGCAAATGGTAATGTAAGCATTGGCGTAAATGGTAACGCAAACATATTAGTCGCTACTGCAAATGGTATAGTAGTCACTAGAGCAAATCTAGGTAACGCAAGCAATCTTACCATAACAGGTGGTATCAATGGTTATTTCTTACAGACTGATGGTACAGGTAATCTAACATGGGCCGCGGGTGGAAATGTAAGCGGTAATGGTGTGCCAGGTGGTGCTAACACACAAATACAGTTCAATGATGGTGGTAGTTTCGGTGGCAAAGCAGGCTTCACATTCAATAGAACTACAGATGCATTGAATGCACCAGGTTCTATCACAGCAGTTGGTAATGTGCAAGGTCAATTCATCAAAGGTGATGGCGGATTATTGACCAACGTTGCTGGTGCCGGTGGTTCATTCATTGCTAATGGTAATAGCAATGTCAGTATTGCTACTGCAAATGGCAATATAACTGTAAGTGCAAATAATACATCAAATGTCGTTGTAATCAGTAGCAATAATGTTACTATAACTGCCGAAGCAAATATTGTTGGTAATGTCACAACAAACAATATTTCAGCAGGCAATGTCTATGCTAATACTGGTACGATTCGCGGTGTTAATTTAGTAGGAAACACATGCGGTATTAATGGAAATTTAATAAGTGGCAACGCAAATCTTGGTAATGCTGCCAGAGCAAATTTCTTTATAGGAAATGGTAGTCTATTGACAGGTATTGATAGTACTGCTATACAAAATGGTAATGCCAATGTAAGAACATTTGCTAATGCTAATGTCACGATCAGCGCCGCTGGTAATGCAAATATAGTCGTGGTCACAGGTACAGGTGTTAATATAGCAGGTACATTAAACACTACTGGAGTCATAACAGGTAATGGTAGTGGTTTGAGTCAAATAGCAGGCGGTAATGTCACAGGTACTGTTGCAATGGCATCATTTGCAGGTACTGCTGGTACAGTAACTGCAAATTCACAACCAAATATAACAAGTTTAGGATCGCTCACCGGGTTAACAATAACTGCTAACTCAAATATAGCAATGAGTGGCACAGGTAGCCAACTATCAGGAGCCAACTTAGTAAGTGCAACTTACTTAACCGGTACATTAACTACTGCGTCTCAACCAAATATTACTAGTGTTGGTACATTAACTTCATTAGTAGTATCTGGTAATATAACTGCCGGTAATTTTATAGGTAGTATATCAACACTTGCTAATGGTAATAGCAATGTTCGCATCAGCAGTAATGGTAATATAACATTTTCTCTTGGCGGGACATCTAATGCATGGATCATGGAACCTGGCAAATTTAGTTATCCTGCCAACGTTGGTAGCGGCGGTGAGATTTCAGTTGCTCAAATTACTTTAAATAATATAAGTGGAATTCCAGCAACACCTTTTTTATCATTGCAAGGTAGTAATGGTACTATTGCTGGTGCTAATCTTGTAAGTAGTACATATATTAGAGCATGGGGGCAATCACGTGCATCATTAGGAAATCCAGGCAATGCAAATCCAGGTGTAAGATCATTTATTATAGATGCTAATACTAATGTATTCAATAGTATAGTTGGAGGCTTTGGCTCAAATAGCGTACCAGTATTTTGGGATGGTACTAATTGGCGAGTAGGTTGATATAAATATAACATAACACCCTAGGCTTGCGAGGTAGCACACTAGGGTCAATAATGCGAGGAAGCAGAGATGGCAAAATTCAGTCAAAATACGCTCAATCAAGTCGGTGGATTTGATGGGCAAGTACTAGCACAAGAACTAGTATATGGTCAAAAAGATTTCTGGAATCTAGTGTGGTCAAATATCACAAGTTATCCAAGTGGTTGGCAGACGGGTACAACGCCAATCAATCTTACAGGAGCGACAATCGACGCCTCGATTATCAGACGAGCCATCACAAACTTCCGCGATAGTCGTAGTGGATATGACTTCACTATCACAGACTATCCATTAGTCAGTCAGATTACTACAATCACAGCGACAACTACAAGCACAAATGTATTGACTTGTACAACTACAGCAGAACTATTCATTGGTATGCCTGTACAATTTAAAGGCGTAGTATTCGGTGGTGTAGCGATCAATACAACATATTATGTCAAAGAAGTCATAGACGCAACAAGTTTTACTATAAGTGCAACACGCGGTGCGGCACCAACATA